GGTACATTCAATATAACATGAATTTCACATGGCTTTTTTTATTTCAGGTGACTAACTTGATTATAAAATCTTCCCCGTAAATTATCTACTGAAAACCCAGAAACTAAACAAAAGAACAATGATGGTGCACTGAATCTGTTTTCAGCTATCAACGATGGTTCAGAAGAAGGAATTATTGACCTCATTCAACTAACCTCTAAAAAGAAAGTATCAGAAGAACAGGCACTTGAAGCAATGGAAAATTACATGCTTGAGTCAGGATTAGACGAGGAAGAAGCTTACAATCAAATCTTTGTGGATGTTAAAGAAGAAATTTTAGATAGTGGTTTTTTCGTCGGGAAACTCAAGAAACAAATCGAAAGCGTGGAAAAGGGAGCAAAAACCATCGAGAAGCACGGAACAGACGAACAGAAAACACAAGTAGGAGTCATGAAAGACATGATCGCTTCAGTCAAGAACGAGATCTACTAACTCAATGTGCTCGTCTTGGTTTAACAGATAGTGATTGGATATTATCTCGCTACTATTGGGAACTCGAAGCTGTATTCGAAGGGAAATTACTTGAGAAAGTAGACCAACGAGAAATGTTGGCTGAGTTGGCCATGAAGGTGAGATATACCATTCATTCTGAGGATCCTAAACCAAACAAAATATTCAATAAGAAACAAGAAGAACGTGAAGTTAAGAAAATGTTTAATAAAGGTGTCAACAAAGACCCTGTTAAAAAATCATTAGCTGAACGTATCAAATACGCCAATGAATACTTCAAAAAGAAAGGAGCGAGAAATGAATAATAGTGGATCATTAAATGCAATAATTGGTGCCGATATAGGTAGCTACCAAAAAGCAATGAATAACATTGAAAGCTTAACAAGACAAGCATTCAATAGTGCAAATAAAGCAGCACAATCAGGTAGTCAAGGAATGTTAAGAACAATCCAAGTCATGCTCTCATCTATTGTTCGCTCAACGAATAGTGACGTTAATCGAATCCTGAACCAATTTTCAGGTGGATTCACTGAAGCGACAGCTATCTTTCGCCGTGTCGTTGCTGGTATCGGCGAAAAACTACCCGAGCCCTTTCGGCGCGGATTATCGAATGTTTTAGATTTTAGTCGTAACCAATTTAGTTCGTTAGCAACACTCACTGCAAAAACAGCCCGAACTATGGGAAGTAGTATGCAAAGTTTTGCTGATAAATTACCAGCACCATTGGGACACGCAGTTTCGGTAATGGGGAAAAAGTTACAACAATTCGGTTACAGCGTTTCAACAACGTTCACCCGAATGGGTCAGACTGCGTATAAGACATCGAACGACATTAAACAAACGACTACCAATACGATTGATCAAATATTAAATGCATTCAAAACTAAAATATTAGAACCCTTTACTTCGGGGATAAAAGGAATAGGTACAGCCTTTAGTAATGCCTTTAAAGGTGTAGGGTCAATTATTAATAATAGCTTAATTCAACCAATGGTGAATGCTGGTAAAGCAGTATTGAACTTTGGAAAAATTATGGGGAATGCTTTAATTGTAGAACCCTTTTTATTAATTCGTGACGCGATTGTTGGAATTACAAAAGCAATTGGTTCCGGTTTATTAAATGCAGTAAGAAGAACAGGAAGTTTTGTTAAAAACTATATGTTAGCACCACTCATGGAAGTGGTTGATGTAGCTGTTCAAATCGCAAGAGAATTTGGTCAGGCTGTTTTAAGTGCTGTTACTAAAGTCGGACACACAATTAATAATTACTTCCTAACTCCTATTATGAATGCTGTCAAATGGGTAGGTAATTTAACGGCAAGAATCGGAAAAGGTTTACTAAGTGCCGTCCAATCAGTGGGTCGTTTTATTAACACTTATATGATCCAACCTCTCGTTTCAGTTGGTCGGGTTGTATTAGATATTACTCGTTATTTCGTGAGTTTAGGAGCAACAATTGCTAGAGATTTAATGCGTCCTATTTTTGCGGTAGGTCGAGCAATTAATACTTATATTTTACAACCTATTATGAATGTGGGTCGTCAATTTGCTCAAGTCGGTCGAGATTTTGCTTCTCAAATGGGCAGTTCATTCCGTAGTATCGGTACAGCCTTTGGAAACACGTTTAATGTAATCGGACAAGGTTTCATGCGATTGCCAAGATTTGCTGCAAATGCAGTCAATCAAGTAGCTGATCGTTTTAATCCGTTGGTGACTAAAGCAGGAAACGTTTCTAACCGAATGGTTACTTCGTTTTCTCGTGGCTTTAATAACATGAACCGAGTCGCCGGAAACGTCTTAAATAAAATCAGTCAGAAATTCGCCACCGGCACAAGAGGTGCGAATGGTTTCAAAGATAGTGTTATGCAACTAGCTAGTGCGTTTAGTTTGGCTGGGTTAGCTTCAAAGGCCATTAATATGATCACTTCATCATTAGATGGAGCCATTAGTCGTTATGATACGTTAAACCAATTCCCACGGATTATGGAAATGTGGGGCTTTAGTGCAGAAAGTGCAGACGGTGCTATGGATCGATTGGTCGATGGTATCGATGGTCTACCGACTAGATTAGACGACATTACAGGAAACGTACAACGATTAACATCGGTCACTGGTGATTTAGACGGTTCAACGGACGCAGCGATTGCATTAAACAACGCATTCTTAGCAAGTGGAGCAAGCACTGCTGACGCAAGCCGTGGTATGGAACAATATATTCAAATGTTATCCACCGGTAAGGTCGATATGCAGTCATGGCGAACACTACAGGAAACAATGCCGGGAGCATTAAATCAAACAGCAGAAGCCTTTGGGTATGCTGGAAATAGTGCGACCCAAGATTTCTATGAAGCGCTGAAAGATGGAGAAATTACCTTCGATGATTTCCAAGATAAACTAATTGAATTGAGTGGAGAAACAGGTGGTTTCGCAGATCAAGCAAGGGAAGCTACCAAAGGTATTCGAACATCGTTCCAAAACTTACAAACAGCAATTTCACGTAACATGGAAGGTATTATTCGTAAATTCGATGAAGTAGCAGATTCAAGAGGCTTACCGGGAATTGCAGATATGCTAGACGGTGCTAAGGTAGCTGTAGACGAATTAGGAGCAGCGGTTCAAAATGTTGTACCGAATATAATTGATGGTTTCATGCGATTATCCGGTTTTGATTTAGTCGCTATGTTAGCTTTACCTCAGTTACTAGGTGTTGTTGGAACTTTAGGTTCCGCATTAGGTGGCTTAGGTTCTATTGCTTTTGGTGCAGTCGGTGGAATTCAAACAATGTTCTCATCAGCTGCCGGAGCAGTTGCCGGATTAAGTAACGTTATTGGTGGTTTTGGTGGATTAATGGCCAACGTTGCTAGTGTCGGAATTACCGCCCTAGGTGGTATGGTTTCAGCGATTACATCAATTGCCGGCATAGCCTTATCCGCCATTGGGCCAGCAGCGATTTTAGGTTTAATTGTTGTTGGTTTAGGTATTATTCACAAATCATTTGGTACAGAAATTAATAATATGCTGAATATGGTGACTGAAAAGGCACCAGAAGTCATTGGTAGATTTGTCCGAGGAATTGCTGAAAAATTACCGGATTTAATTTTAGCCGGAACAGCGATGATTGAACAATTAACAAGCACAATTGTTGCATTACTACCTATGGTTATGGACGCAGGAATGTTTGCATTATCTTCATTAATTCGAGGAATCAATGCCCAATTCCCAAGTTTAATTAATTCAGCGCTTCAGATTATTACTGTACTAGCAACAAGTATTCTAAACGCCTTACCACAACTAGTCTTAATGGGAATGGAAATAATTTTGGCGTTCGTCCAAGGAATCATGGCAAATACGGATGCGATTATCCAGTCAGCACAAACGATTCTCTTTGGATTTATTAATTCATTTATCGCGAATTTACCTGCGATTATTCAAACAGGAGTTCAGATTATTTTATCTCTGATAGATGGATTAACAGCGATGATGCCCCAACTACTCGTTATTGGTTTTCAGGCACTCATTTCGCTTGTCGAAGGAATTTTTGCCAATTTACCTTTACTCCTTAATGGAGCAATTGCGATCGTTCAAAGTTTAGCAAATTTTGTGATTGCGAATTTACCGGTACTTTTAAGTATGGGAATGCAACTTCTGATGACGATTATTAACGGAATTTTCCAAAACTTGCCAGCGCTCATGAATGCTGGAATTCAAATTATTATGATTCTAGTTCAAACATTTATTTCGATGTTCCCTCAAATGATAATGTTAGGATTTGAGCTGATTACTAATATAGCAACCGGAATCGCTCAGAATTTACCTCTCATCATTTCTGCGGGAATCCAGCTAGTCCTTGAATTTATAGTTGGTATTTTTGGTATGCTACCTGAAATTTGGACCGCTGGATGGGAAATTATAAAAGCACTCGGTCGAGGATTACTCGAAGCGATCCCTAATATTCTGACCGGAGCATGGGAAGGAATAAAATCCGGATTTGGAAGTATGTGGGATTGGATAACTGGTAAAAACGAAGAGGGTGTCGCACAAACAGGAAATCAATTCAATACCATGAACACTAATGCGACAAACTCAACATCACAAATGGCCACTAACGTACATTCGAATGCAACAAATGCTACGAATTATTTAAATACAGCAAGCTCACAAGCTCAAATAATGGGTACTAATAATTATAGTTCTTTAGCCAATAATGTTGGGAACTCAATGAGTACGATGAGCGGAAACGTAAATAGCCAAATGGGTAGTCAATTATCATCTGTAAGTACAAACACCGGTCAATTATCATCACTTGGATATGGTAACTATCAAGCTCTGGCTGGAAACGTGTCAGGCACATTGAGTGGTATGACTGGGGATGTAGATTCCCAAACAGGCTCACAATTAAGTACAGTATCTACGAATTTAAGTGGTGTGAGCAACGCTGGTTCTACTGAATATAGCGCTTTAGCTGATTCAACCAGTAGTTCTCTAGCAAGCATGACAACAAGTGTTGAAACAGAAACACAAGCTCAACAATCAGCAGTTGAAGATGGTACAAACGCTTCAAACAAACAAGCTGAAAAAAGTTATAACGATATGGCAAAAACTGCTAAACAAGCATTAACTCAAATGACTCAAACATCGAAAAAGTCATTTAATGATATTAAAACCCAAACCAGTAGCGCAATGAAATCAATGCTTACAAATGTACGGAGTTCACTAACCAGCATGCGCGTTGCGTTTAGTAAAGCAATGAGCCAAATTACTTCAAACACGCGTCAACAAATGAACGCTTCAAAAGCGGTTGTGAGTAGTTCAATGCGTCAAATGGTTTCTACCATGAGAAGCGCAACATCACAAGCCAGATCAGCGGGTATGAATGTTGGTTTTGGTTTCCGAAATGGTTTATCAAGTACCAGAGGTTCGATCATTGGTACAGCTCGCAGTATCGCAAGCACAGTAACCAGTACCATTAGTAGTGCTTTAGCGATTCGCTCACCATCTCGTAAATTAATCGAGTTAGGTAGTTATGCAGGTGAAGGTTTAGATGTTGGTTTAGCGGGTTGGATTGATAACATCAAGAAAACATCGCTACAGTTAGCACAAGCCATGATGTTAGATGATTATGAATTACAAACATCACTGGCAACAAGCGCAAGCATTGAAAGCTCAGGCGTATCTTCAAGATTGGATAACCTAAGCGATGAAGTTCAAAACGTTGAACGTGTCGAACCAGTGTTTGAAATTCATAGCCATTGGGATGGTGAAGAAGTTTACTATTATGTTAAACGAAAAGATGCCAGAAAAGAAAACACAACCAAGTATTTTAGAGATTAGGAGGGGATAACAATAGATTTATTAATTACAAAAAGTAACGAAGAATTTAAATTATCGGATTTAGGTTTGGATGTGAAAGATGTTGAAGAATCCTCACCTAGTTTAGATGTTAGTTATCGTACAGTGACCAATAGAAGTGGACGTACACGTACTAGTAGTCAATTCGTAGTTAAAACAATCAGGGTTGTTGGTAGTTTTTACACCAGCAACCTTTTTGATTACGAAGAATTAAAAGACACATTAAACGGGAAATTAGTGAATCAAGATGCTTATTACATCACAAAAATGCTACCAGTCAATGATGGGTTTTATGGATTTGAATTACCCGGAGAAACGATAGGAGATCTTGAACCACTGGAAGCTGAACATGAAGAATATAAATATAGATACAACGTCGTTTTAACGGATTATTCTACAGATTTTAGAGGACGTTCTAATCGAGGATTGTTATTTGATTTTGAAATGTCTTTTGAAACAGATTCGTTACCGTTTGGTGAAACCGAATCAAGGAATATTACGGTAACAAACGAAATTCAGTACCGTGGTACAGCTGATAATAGTCAACTAGAGTCACCTTGGTTTGTAAGGGTAACAGCCACACAAGAACAACAAGGTGATTTTTATTTTAGAATTGGCAACCGAACATTTGAACATAATAGTTTAACCCCAATAGAGGACGGTGATGTTTTTGAATTGCGAGGTGTAGAAACCAGATTAAATCATTCAAACATTAATGAATATACAAACTATGAACATTTTATTTTAACTAAAGGAACAAATAATATTGATACTGATTTTATTGGAACCATTGAAATTATTGATTTGAAAGAATTTTACAAGTAATGAGGTGATAAATTGATAAGAATAATTGACCATGAAGGTAATGGTTATGGCGCACAAGCTGAAATTACACGTAAAAAAGGTGTAAATGGTGAAAAATCATTAACCGGTGTGATCTATACAAATGAAGAAGTTTTACACGGTGTGGATCGCGGTTGGAAACTAGAATTTGAAAATGAAATATATGCTTTTACATTCGCCTTACCAAAGGACACTGGAAATCGAATTGAGTTGGATTTTGACGCAGTACATGAGTTCTTTTTTGATATGAGTAAAGATAGCCAAAATGATTTATTAAATGATGGCTCTCATACGTTTAAAGCCTATTTAGATTTTATCTTTGGTGATACTCCATATAATTACTCGCTAGAAGTAGACGTTTCAGCATTTGAAAAAGAAACATTTGGGCAAAGGAATAGACTAGATTTATTTTATGACGTCATAGATACAGCGGGTGTCGAGTTTAGCGTGAATGGTAGTACCGTAAGAATTATTGAAAGAGTGGGTAATGATCTATCCACAATTGTTAAAAAAGGTTTTAACCTCAACGATTTACAACTTGAAAAAAATATCGGTGATTTTGTCACGTACCAAAAAGGGTTTGGTGCTTGGTTCGATGAAGAAGATCATTCTAAAGGGCGATTGGAGGTTGAATATTTAAGCCCTCTAGCAGATATTTATGGAAAATTAGACGCTGATCCTGTCGTTGATGAACGCTACGCTGTAAGAAATAACTTACTTGCTAGACTCCAAAGCAATGTAGAGGGTAGTTACCAAATCAGTGTACAAATTGACATGGAAGATCTAACTCGTGCGGGATATGAATATAAACAACCCCACGAGGGCGACAGTATCATGGCCATCAATGAAGATTTAGGATTCCAACGAAAAGTAAGAATTGTCAGTTATGAAACTGATTTTGATATTGAAGGAAACATACTCGATCACCGAATAACTTGTAATAGTATCGGTATGGTTGAACAATCGATTTCAAGTACAAACGGTATTAAATACGCCATTAATGAATTACAAAATGATTTAGAGTTAGCTCGAAACCAAATAACAGAAGCTCGATTATCAGCTGATGGTAAGTCGATGAATTATTATGGGCCGGTTGAACCAACCGAGGATGATTATAAATTATCTATTGGTGATACATGGTTCGATACGAGCGGCGAAAATACTGTAATTAAAGCTTGGAATGGTGTCGAATGGCGTAATGCCGGTTTAGACAGTAAAGCATTACAACGCCAATTTGACGAGGTCAAACGCGAAATCCAATCCGAAAAAGAACGCATCGACGATGTCGTCCAGCAGATCGACGTAGACATTACTGATAAATTCACGTCGCTCGACGAAACAATCTCTGACGTCCAATCCATCACCAACGCCGCCCAAGCAAGCGCTGATGTCGCTCGTGACCACGCACTCGATGCACTAAGCGGTGCAAACACTGCGATGATTGACGCGCGGAGTGCGTTGAACGGTATCGATCAATTGGAGTCTACTGTGGCGGATATAAATATCGACATTGATGAAATTAACGGTACTTTATCGTTAAAAGCCGATAGTGATACCGTCAATGCATTAGATGGCACCGTAAGCAGCCTAAGCACCGAAGTCGGTGTAATTGCGGGCGAGTTGAGTGCAAAAGCGGATAGTAGTTTAGTCGATACAATTAGCGGGATTGTTGATAATCACACGCTGGATATCCAAGCGAACGCGGAAGGGTTAGCGTTGAAAGCCAATCAAGACACGGTAGATACACTAGCTGGAACGGTGCAGAGTTTAGGTACAGAGTTTAATGCAGTCGCTGGACAAGTGAATTCGAGAGTTTGGAATACGGATATTGAGACGGCGATTGATGATATTGAGGTTGGGGGTAGGAATTACTTATTAGATTCCGAAAGGACCCGAGTAATTAGCGGTTTTTGGATATCGTGGGACTTAAGTCCTGCAAAAGAAAATCTGGCAGGGAGAGAAGTAACGGTTTCTTTTTATGCTAAAGGAAATAATGGGTATTCAAATCATGTTCAAGCTTATTATAGGCGAAGTAATGGTACCAATTTAGGCACTGACATATCAACAAACCGTCCCGTAAGTGCTGAATGGGAATACTATGAAATAAAAATTCCTTTGAATCGCATTCCAGAAGATATGACTGAGTATTCTGTTTTCGCATTGCGACATCTTGAGAGAACAGAAACAATCAGTGTAAAAAATGTCATGTTATCTATTGGTACAATGGGCTTGGATTGGACCCCCGCCCCCGAAGACACGCTAGCTAAATTCGACCACATCGGAACCGAATGGACGCAGACGTTTGATGAATTTAGTCAGACGGTGTCTAGTATCGATGGGCGCGTGAGCAAACAAGAACAACGTGTAGACAGTATCACAACTACCATTCAAGAAGTACAATCGGATATTGATGGCAATACCAAACTTATCAATCAAACAAAGTCAACTGTTGATACACACACGCAAACGATTGCAACGATCGAAACAGACTTAGATGGCAAAGCAACTGTTACCCAATACAACACGATAAAAAACACCATTGATAGCACTATCCAACGTATTGGCGACGCAGAAGGTAACATAACACAAATCGAAGCTAACATTGACGGACTGCAGTCGACAGTGGCTGACAAAGCGAGCCAAACAGAAGTTACGCAGTTAAGTAATCTATACAGCGTTGTTGTAAGTGATTTAACTGACTTAGAAACAGATACCGAAGCTCAGTTCTCTGTGATGTCGGAACAAATTAACCTCCGAGTCACTAGCAACCAGCTAGACACAGCAATCTCTGATAGTCTATCCACGGCTGAAGCCTATGCAGACGCAACTGCTCAAACGGCACAAGAAGCTGCGCAAGAATATGCTGAAACAAAAGCAGCAGCCGAAAGAGAGTTAGCTGAAATTTACGCGAGTGGATTGATATCAGCTGAACAGCAAGAAAGAATTACAGCCATTGAAAACAATCTATCAGAAGCACAATCGTATGCTGAAACAAAAGCAAGCGAAGCTAAAACAGCGTCTGATGCGTATACTGATATTGTGGCAAAAGATAAAGTCGACATTGGGAAAGTGGTCTCTCAGATTAATATTGAGACAGATAACATTTTGATCGAATCAGGTAAATTGCTATTAGACGCTGATACCGTCGCGTTTAGTGGCTCCGCGTTTATACCCGGTGCGTACATCGAAAACGCAAGTATTGATAACGCAAAAATAGCGAATGCAACGATAACCAGTGGGAAAATTGCGAATTTAGATGTGAATAAGTTGTCGGGTAATCGCACGGAGTTTGTCCAATCGGCTTGGAATAATGCAGTTGGTGGAAATGTTTCGATTAGTGGAAGTGGAATACGCACAACTGCCTCAGATGGCTCCCAAGGACTTATTCAAAATGGTGTGTTCTTAGCACGGAGACCAGAGAGTGGTTCGACGGTTGGTTATATTGGATATGACCAGTCAAATGGCCCTTCTTTTCAAGTAACAACAACTTTAGGTGCTCACTTTAAAGTAAGAAACCACTTAGGTAATAAAGTTTACAAGGATTTGTTTTCACTTGAGTCTGGAGGAGCAACCGCTCGATTTAGTGTCGACCAAGTTTTAAACAATAGTGGTAAATTCCGTGGGTATGAATTCGAGCCCCGTTATGGTGGTAGATTTTATTCAACTAGTGGTTATGAGACAAGACTTTATGGGTCTAACAATAATCTATATTTTATGGTCGGCAGCGATGACTGGAGCGGTAGAGTATTTCGAATGAACACCACTCGAAACTTTTCTTATGTTCCCTTAAATATGGATGGAAACGAAATATACAGTTCGCCGTCTATATCAGATGAACGACTAAAAAACATACATGGTTTACGAACAGACAACGACTTAGAAAAACTAATGAAAATTGAATATGTTAATTTTACTTGGAAGAGTGAAGAGCGTGGGGGCGACGATTTAGGGTTTATAGCCCAACAAATACAAAATATTGTTCCTGAAATTATTATGGAATCGGCAAATGGCTATTTAGGTTACAACAGCAATAGTTATATGAATTTTATAGGACATTCTGTACAGCAACTATCACTAGCGCATGACAACACAAATCTAGTCGCAAGCGAAGCGTTAATATTGGCAGAAGAAACAAATATTTTAGCATTGAACAACAAATCAGAAATTGATTTATTAAAAGAAGAAAACAAAGAACTTAGAACTGAAATACAAAAATTGAAAGAGGTAGCATAAATGAAAACTATTAAATTACAGAACAAAGACTTACCAAGTATTTATCAAATGTTGGAAAACTTAGGAATTGAAGGCTACAAAAACAAACGTGGAAAGGGGAAATTACAACGAAATATCAAAGCGAAATTTGAAGAATACCAAGAAGATTTAAAAGTCATCCAAGATGAACACTTTGCAAAAGACGATGAAGGCAACTACAAGCAAGAACGCAATGCACAAGGTCAACAAGTCTTTGTGTGGTTAGAGGACATTTCCAATGAACAGAAGAAGCAAGCGAACGAAGCGACAAAAGAACTCGCAGACGAAGTGGCGACAATTGATATTGTAGAACATGAAACGAAAATTAAGACGTTCTTTGAAGCGGTACAAGAAGATGAATTCACTGCTAAGGACGGTTTTAAAGATGAACCGTTTGATATTTTAATGGATGCGTTAGAAAAAACTTTCGAAAAAGAAAAGGAGAATGAATAATTATGGCATTAGACAACATTCAACAATCCGTTACGTTAACAGGTGAGTCGGTCATTGAAGAAAACACAGTCGTACAATTTACCGCCCACATTCCAAACAACGGGATTGCAGGGTCGGTTGCGGTAAATATCCGAGACATCACACGATACAACGAACACCGCTCACAAGTACGACAAGACCAAGCGGAGTTCCAACAACGAGTATGGGAAGAAGAAGATGAGATGAGCGCAGAAGCTGCCGAAGAATAATCGGTGGCTTTTTATTTTGGAAAGGATGTGGACGATGGAGGAAATAGTCGAAAATATCGGAACACTCGCGTCATTTATTGGCTCACTCACTGTTGTAGGGAGTGCATTAATTTGGATCTACAATAAGTTTATTGGAGCCCCGCGTGAGAGAAAGCGAGAACAGGAAGAAGAAAAACGACACAAAAGAATGATAAGGGTTGTTACCAAAGAAAATGAGCCTTTGGTTAAATCCATCGATAATTTAACTAGTTGGATCGAAGAGAGTCGCCATGATCGAGAAAACTTAAACAAAATTGCCGATAAAAACACCTTATTGCTTGGTGACCATGGGGAGCAACTAGACGAGCACAATGGGCGTTTAATTGCGCTAGAAACGAAGAATGGTATTACAACCGTCAAGTACAGAGAAAAACATGGGGAGGATAAGTAAATGATCGAAGAATTAATTAATAATGCAGTGTTGGTGGCTGTTATTTTAGCACCAATCACCACAGGGATCATCGAAGCCGTCAAACAAACAGCGAATATTGATAAACAGTACCTGCCAATTTTAAGTTTATTGGTGGGTATTTTAGTTGCGGTACTCATTGCGTTAGGTACCGACCAAGACCTCGTACAGTTTGTTTTGGTGGGTATTATCGGAGGATTAGGCGCAAGTGGATTATACGACCAAACACAGATAAAGGAGTAGATGAATAATGGCTTATATTGGTTTAGATATTGGACACGGTTCAAATACGTTCCCACCAAACAAAGGTGTATATCGAAACGGAAAAGGATATGCAGAGTACGATTTCAACCGTAAATTAGGTAAACGAGTAAAAGAATTATTAGAGCAAAATGGGCACAAGGTTATTTTAGGACAACCATTAAATGGAAAAGATGTGCCTTTAATTACTCGAACAAACTTATATAATCGTGAAAAAGTCGATTTAGTATTATCTTTACACGCTAATGCAGGAGCTAGTAATGTATCTGGTCGTTGCGCTTTTTATTGGGGAACTTCTAGTAAGTCTAAAACACTTGCTCAGGCGGTTATCAATGAAATCAAGGCGAAAGGATATAGTACCCACGGAAACGGATTACACGCAGGAGTTCGTGGAACATGGACAAACCTACACATTAACAGAGAAACGAATATGCCTGCTGTTTTAGTTGAGCATGGTTTCATGACAAATGCTAGTGACTTCCAGTTGATTTTTGGAAACAAACAGAATGAATATATCGAAGATATGGCGCAAGCAGATGTGGCAGGAGTTGTTAAATGGTTAGGTGGTAAACCCGTTAAACCAAGTAAACCGTCAAAACCAAGTAAACCGTCAAAGCCAAGCAAACCTGCTAAACCCTCAACTGGATCAGACGGATTGTATGGCGCCCGATTAGTCAAGAACGAGAATGCTTATTTCTTGGCCACTGAAGATATTAAAGTTCGTAACGCACCATCAACGTCTGCTAAGCATACCGGTACCCTGCCAAAAGGTAGTTCAATTAACTACTTTAAGGTGTACGAGGGTAATGGTTATCGTTGGCTACAATACACCGGAAACAGCGGAAATACGCTCTATGTACCGTATCGTGAGTCAGGTAGTGGGAAAGAGCAGTGGGGGACTTTCCACAGTGAAAGACCTAGTGGTTCAGGAGCGAAAACTTATAATTTAACGGTCGATGGCTACCTAGGCCCAGAAGTAGTCAAAGCCTTACAAAGCCATTATGGTTTAATTGTCGATGGCGAGATGTGGGGGCAATACAGTGGTAACCAAGCAACCAAAGCCTTTAATCAAAAAGCCGTCAAATACGGCAAAGGTGGATCGCCTGTTGTTCGAGAGTTGCAAAAAACAATCGGTGTAACTGCTGATGGAATTTGGGGAATAGGAACGACTAGAGCGTTACAGCGGTACTTGGGCACGCCGGTGGATGGAATTATTTCTAGACCATCTACAGCAATTAAAGAATTGCAGCGCAGACTTAATAATGGGACATTTTAATAAATATACTAAAAGGGTAGTGGACAGTTGTCTGCTACCCTTGTTTTTTATGCAAACAAAAAAGCGACTGGTTAGGCCGCTTAGTTTTGTATATAATAGGTAGAGAAAATGAATTAGTGGTCAGTAAGTGGTCAAAAGTGTTGGTAACTGCTCAGTGACAACGTGAGATGACTCCCCTCAACTCCATAATAGCTTTACTAAGGTTTTCCACCAGCTTCTAAACGCTGGTAGGAAGCCTTTTTTAATTCTAAAGCTTTGCTTACATTTGCTATAAACCATTACTAACCATTACCATTTCCATTACTACTGGAAAAAGGGTAATGGTTTTATTTTTAGTGATATTTTTTATATACAGATGAATTAAGTCAACCATTAATCTCATATTCACTACAGGTTATCTCAATCGTATTATTCATTGGATCTAAGACTGGAAAACTCCAGTAACCAACCCATTGTGGCACGCTATGGTATGTCTTGACCCTTTCCTTTTGCAATCTAGCAATGACTTGATTGTACTCATTCGATTCAAATGCTATTGACCAACTCGTCCTAGGTGCCACCCCACCTTTCCATCCAGGTTGGATGGAAAACAAAGGAAAAGCTTTCTTAAAGTCTTTGTGGTATTGAATGGATAACTGATGGTTGTTTATATTAAAAGCAATATCGTCTTCTTCATCCCATATAAGCTCTAATGCTAATATTTCTGAATAAAATTTTTTCGTCTCACTCATATTATTTGTGAATAGATACGTAAATCCTAGATTAGCCATTTTATATTCCCTTCTCCCTTTTTATGAACTACTTAATATTTATATAAAATATCGGAGACTTAATCACGTAACAATAATTGAGCTCTCTTTTAACTATTATTATTAATTCTCCATAAACTTCGCAAACTTATCTGCTGTGTCTTTCTTTTCTTCTTTTTTAACGTGAGCATAGATATTCATCGTTGTTTGGATATCTGTGTGTCCTAGGCGAGCCTGAACATCTTTTATTGAAGCTCCCATAGAGAAGAGGACACTACAATGCGTGTGTCGCAACCCATGAACGGTAATTTGTCTGAGTCCATTACGCTTTTGCACATTTCTCATACGGTCATTGGGAACATTAATTGAATAGAAATTATTTCTCGTATTCGAAAAAACATGCTGATCGGGTGTATTGGTACTAAATCCAAGTTTCAGCATGAATTGAGCTTGATACATCTTCCACTGCTTTAAAAGCTTCATCGAGTCATAATCCATATCAATTACTCTTCGACCGTTCACTGTCTTCGTAGGTTGCACGATAATCTTGTTATTTAAGCCCCAAGTGAGTGTTTTGTTGATATTGAGGGTAGATGTATCGAAATCAATATCCGACCATTTAAGAGCTAGTATTTCTGATTTTCGAGCACCGCTGTACGATAATATCCTAAAGTACGTATATCCGTTTACATCTAAATTTTCAACCATTGTATCTTTAGTTATATTCAAATTTAAATTTTGTTTTAGAACGGTGTCTATACATTCAAAGTATTTCTAATAATAACACAGTTTATTGATACGCATCAATTATTACAGTGGTTATCTCTTGTAGACTGTAGATGTAACAAAAATACAAATGCGGAGGATTTATAGAAATGGACAAAAATATAGCAAATGACATAAATGGAAAATTAAATTTTTTACTGGAAGACCATGGTGTAACATTTGATGATTCTAATATGGCTTTAGACTCTTTAGATACGCTTCACAAAAAAGCAGACGCTTTGTTAGTCGCGCATAACTGTGAGATACCAGAAGCAGCGCATGATATTACTGGCTTGCAGCCGAAATTAAATATGCTGATTCAAGGGCATGGAGCGGAATTTGATGATTCGAATTTAGATCCCAATAGTATAGATACTGTCCTTCAAAAACTTGAGATTCTACAAGATGAACATGGTGCATAAAAGAAATAGAATCGCTATCTTAAGGGATAGCGGTTTTTTATTCGAATGTTTAAATGAATGAAAAAACTTGATATAAATCAATTCGTAAATGAACCATTCGGTTTATACTAACTGTGTAATCAAAAAACTTCAGAGTAATGACTTAAAAAAGATGAAGGAGAGAGAAGATGACAACGATAACGTTGCAATTAGAAAAATTGACCTGTCCATCTTGTATGCAAAAAATCACAGATAGTGTAAATGAATTAACGGGAATAGAAACAATAAAAATTTTATTCGATAGAAGCAAAGCAAGAGTGGTATTTGAAAACAATAAAATATCAGAAGAAGAGATTCTTCATAAAATTGAAGAGGTTGGGTATTCAGCAAAGAAAATAAATTAACGAAAGAATGTTGATTCGGATCAATTTCAAATGAAAGGGTACAGGATATACTGTAGTCAACAAATACAAATTAGGAGGAGAAAGAAATGGGTTTTCAACAAAAAGTACTAAGCAATAAAAATCAAATTACACTTATCTCAGGAATTTTAATCGTTATAGGATTTATCGCACATTTTGGTTTTAGTAACGCAGCCGTTTTTAATACAACATTTATTATCGCATCTATCTTAGGGGTGGCACCAATTGCCATTCAAGCTTACCAAGCGTTAAAGGTCAAGGTTATATCAATTGATGTTTTAGTTACAATCGCTGTTATCGGTGCTTTCTTGATTCAAAACTATGAAGAATCTGCAATTGTAACTTTCTTATTCTTGTTCGGTAGCTGGTTAGAAGCACGCACATTAAACTCAACACGTTCAGCGATCAAAGAATTAACAGAAATGGCACCAGAAGTTGCCTTTAAACAAATGGAAAATGGTGAATTTGAAGAAGTAGACATTTGGGATGTCGATGAAGGGGATATTTTACAAGTTCGTACAGGTGGAAAAGTACCAGTAGACGGTACAGTTGTTATTGGCGAAGGTCATATTAACGAAGCATCAATCACTGGTGAAGCGGATCCGGTTCGAAAAGAAACAGATTCAGAAGTGTTCGCAGGAACGATCTTAGAAAATGGAACCATTCAAATCCGTGCAGACCGTGTTGGAGAAGATACGACATTTGGTAAAATTATTGAATTAGTCGAGGAAGCACAGGACTCAAAATCAGCAGCTGAACGCTTTATTGACAAATTCTCACAATGGTATACACCAGTTGTTTTAGTCGGAGCCTTCTTAACTTGGGTGTTTACACAAAATGTTGAACTAGCGATTACCATTCTTGTATTAGGGTGCCCGGGTGCACTAGTTATCGGTGTACCTGTATCAAACGTTGCAGGAATCGGTAATGGTGCGAAGAATGGCATTTTATTCAAAGGTTCAGAAACATTCCAGGACTTAGCGAAAGTTGACTCGATTTTATTTGATAAAACAGGGACATTAACAGTCGGAAATCCAGAAGTTGCCGAATCGAAAACATATGGTGATGCAGACTTGGCATTAAGTTATTTAGCAAGTGTTGAAGGAGAATCTGATCACCCACTTGCAAAAGCGGTCCTTTCAGAGCTAGGCGATATCGAATTATATCCAGTAGATAACACAGACGTTGTCAAAGGTGGCGGAATCGTCGCAGAAGTAAACGGTAGCCGTGTGGCAGTAGGTAACGTTGCATTAATGGAACAAGAAAAAGTGAAATTAAATGCAAAAGCACGTAAAGATTTTGAAACTTATGAAAAACGTGGAAATTCATTAGTTATTACAGCCGTTGACGGTGAATTAAAAGCTTTAATGGGTATTCGTGACCAAATCCGCCCAGGCATTAAAGAAGATTTACAAGCCATGAAAAACTTAGGTGTAAAAAACTTAGTTGTTCTATCCGGTGATAACCAAGGGACAGTTGACTTAGTTGCGAAAGAATTAGGTTTGACAAATGCGATTGGTAACTTACTACCAGAAGACAAAGCAGCGTATTTAAAAGAATTACAAGCAGAAGGTGAAATCGTAGCCTTCGTAGGAGACGGTGTCAATGATAGTCCATCACTTGCTATGGCCGATATTGGTGTAGCGATGGGTAGCGGTACGGATGTAGCGATTGAAACTTCTGACTTAGTCTTAATGAACTCAGATATGAGTCGTTTACAATATGCGATTGGTCTAGCGAAATCAACAGTCAGCAATATGAGACAAAATATTATTATCGCGATTGGGGTGGTACTGGTCCTGCTATCAGCCGTATTCTTTTCAGAATGGATGAACATGTCCATTGGAATGTTAGTTCACGAAGCAAGTATTCTAGTCGTTATTGTAAATGGTATGAGACTCTTACGTTACAACCTAAAAGGTAGTAAAGATTTTAATGAAAAAGAAGCATCAGTCGTCACAGAAGCGTAAACAAAGTAAGTGGGACAACCTGGCAGACGATCAATTGTGACTGTCTATCAGGTTTTTTCCTTTTAGATTGTTTTGTCCTTAAGTATCAATCTGTTTAGCTTAGGATAGGATGTTCTTTAATAAAGAAGAACCTTAAAAAAAGTAGAATCTTGATATAGGTCAATTCAAAATCTTTTAATCGTCGATATACTATAAGTGTAAATAAGACAAATCAGGAAAATATAAACAATATTCAAAGGAAAAAACCTGATAGACAGTCACAATTGATCGTCTGCCAG